CATATCCTCTCTACTACCTTCCTCTGACCAGACATTAAAAAATCTCATACCAACACTGTTAGGTGGTGCCATGAGTTCGTTTGCTTTCTTAGTTATTGCATAAGGATTCTGCCACCACTCGTGTGCTCCAGCAGAACTTGCATACAATAACCTAACGTTATTCTCTCTACAGTAATCAAATATAGGTTTCGACTTCTCTACATTATTCTCCCAGAATTTCTCTGGATTATCTACACTGTCTCTTAGTGCAGCATAGGCTGCAAGGTGGATGATTACATCATAATGTTCTGCAAACATACCAGAAGGGCCAACCCAGTCCCCTATATCCTCTGGTCTATCCAATCCATCTACCAAATAACCATAACCTTGTTCGTGTCTGAGATCATTGAACACATGTTTGCCAATGAATCCCTCATGTCCAGTAACCAGTATCCTCATGTTGATGACATCGAATCCATGTACTGTTGATCATTTATACCTGCGGTATGTACTTGAGGAAGACCAATGTTACCTTGATACCAACCAGTAGCAATATACTTATCACTCATAGGAGGATTGCCTCTATGTAAATGAGTGAAACTACCAGGCCATATACAAACTGTACCCTTCTCTGGTTTTATTTTACGTTGTTGATACAACCACTCCGTCTCTCCACCTTCCTCTACATCATTAAGATATACCATCCAAGCCAATGTTCTATCAGATACATTCCAATTAATATTTTCTCCGTGGAACATATGATATCCCTGTGTTGGTTCAGTCTTCTGAAGTAAAACCAACGCACTCACATAACTGAAGTTAGTAAGGTATGAAATCTCATTTATATAATAGAACAAACATCCATTAACATATTCCATCAACCCCTTTGCCTCACCAGGCGAGAAGGCATCTAAACAAATTTGTTTATCCTTTACATGTGTAAAGTTCCTTGGTGCCAATTGGGATGCATGATCCACATACTGACAAAGGTAATCGCAGAAGTCTGCATCTACTGCCTTGGGAAAGACACCAATGAAATCTGTTATATCAAAATCAGGAAGGTCATTATTTAAAGCTTCACTTGGAGGTTGCATTTTACCAATAATCTAAAGGACATCTAGCAGCATTAAACTTAATCTTATTAACAAGAAAACATCCACATTCTTTGCAGACTAACCGTTCTTTATCAAGTCTATTACAGTCATTACATATATCTATACGTGCTTGTCTTATCTCTTCGGGTACTAATATAGTACCCTTATGAACATACTCCTTTATGATATCGAAGGCAGTCTTTGTAAAATTTTCTGCCTTCTTAGGTAAGGAGGGTTCAGTCATCCTTCTTCTGTTGGATATCGTATTCAATTACAATCTTCTTAGAGGATCTACCAACTGAGTTCAATGTCTCATAATGATTCCATTCACCCTTGAGTAGTTCTTCCATCACCTTCTTATCTAAACCTGCTAGGTTAACACAATTATCAACAGACTTACGCACTGACTCAAGACCTAAAGGTTTATGATCTATGAATGATCCTGATAGATCATTCTCCTTAGCATTTTTCAATGCTTTATCAATGTCTATGGTAAATTCATCAGACATTCTTCAATTCCTCAGCAATTAAATTAATAACAGAGGAGTATTCCTGTTCTGGATCTTCTTCACTGAACTGGTATCCTTCACTCTTGTAGTATCTCAAAACCTTCTTATAGATTTTTGGATATTTGTAATCAAGAGCGAACCCCTGATCAACTGCCTTCTCTAGAACTTCTAGATTCTTCTTAAACTTATCCGTGAAAGAGTTCATGACTCTCGTGTAGTTTACTGGATTATTTTAGTCTAGTTATTCAGTTGTGTCAAGCACCATCATCGTGGTTCCATAAGTGACTGTCCTCTATAGGCACAGCAGTTCCAGAATCAATACAGGACTTTAATCTGTCCTTGTCTGGAACCAACGCTATCTCTCCGTCAGGAGTTTGAATAAAGTAGGACTCTCCATTTCTGGCATTGTCCAGTACTTCTTCCATATGTTCTTCAAGATATTGAAGATTAATCTTCTTCATTGCGGTAAGGCTTGGTCATAAGAATGGTAGTTATTATCTCTAATCCTATCACCTTGTTCTCTATTCTTTAAGAACTTAAGTATTTCTTCTGGAGTTGTTAAATGGTACGCAAGATTCTCTAGATTATTTCTATTCTCTGAACCATCAGGAGTTTCTTCTTCAACGTATGCCATCTGAATGTTATTCTCAATTAACATAGCATAACGCCAAGATCTCTTACCCATTCCCTTATTATACATTTCATTAACCGTGATACCACCTGACATACCACCTTGGCCATCAAGTCTCATCGAGAAGGCACCGTTTCCATCTGGAAGATACTTACACTTCTTAATCTTCATAGACTTCCACCATGCGTCCATAACATAAGCATCATTCATACAAATGAAATAGATCTCATCAACACAAGTCTCATCAATGAACTTATCAAATGATGCTTCAAAATCCTTGACCATCTGAGTGTCTAAAGGACTAAAAGCTCCATTGATACCTACAATAAGAACATCTTTTTTCTTCCACAAATCATGAGTACCTTTGCGGAGGAGTTTGCCCGACTTACCTCTGGTTAATGTAAAGACTTGGGCATCAGGAATTTGATTCATTTTCTCAAAATAGATTCAGTAAAATATATATAAACGTTATTTTGATACAGATAATTCCGCCAGTGCGTCCATCCGTACAAATTGTTCGTTCATATTATAGTACAACTTATAGTTATCTGTTGTCAAGTAGTAACCTTTAATGTCATTACCATCACAGTGATAACCATAACCTCGCACACGTTCATTTATGCCATCAATTCTTAAAGTTTTTGGACTTGTCAAATAATCGTGATACTTCTCGTCTAGGTTGATCATCGTTCCTCGAAGGTAAGTTTGGTAATCTTGCGCTTGCGGCGCTCTTCATGGTATTTTATATCATTAGTTGTCAGGAAACCCTGATCTTTAATACTATCTTCAGATTTAATTAACACTATGTCATTTAAATCCACAGCCGTAACGACATCATCTCTCAGAATCATCTGGTTCTTACACCCACACGACTGTGATTTACCACTGCTGCTCAATTCAGTATTACATTGTTTGCATCGAACAATCATTAACCTTTACCTTAAGTACTATCTCAAACTCTTTTAAAATCTGGGCGTCAGGATCCTGCTCCTTGATGTTGCAGTATTCTAACCACCGAAGAGTTTCTTTAATTGGATCTTTTAAACCTTTGCCATACAAAATTGTATGGGCTCTATCATTCAGAGTACAAAACAAATTAACAATAGACTCAGAGTACTCTCCTATCAAAGACCTAATCGTATCTCTTGGTATCGTTATTTTATATTGTTGGAATTCAGTACCATACACTGAATGAAAAAGACCTGCTACTTGTTCTTCTATGGGTCTACCATAGACACGTAGCATGTCAGAAACATTTCTTGAATGTGTTAACAAATCAGATTCCCTGTGAGGAATCTTATCAGCTCCAACACTGTTCAGATATTCTATATATCTTTTCACTATCCTGACATATTAATTGTTAGTGATAGTCTGGGTTCTCGGTTCTCCACAACTGAGTGCATAGTGCCTGCAGGGATAATAAGAACTCCAGAAGTATCAACCTCATGTTGTTCTTCGTTAATTTCCCATACACAAGATCCATATATGGGTTTAACAATTACATGATACTCGTGTTGGTGTGGATCAAAACTCGGTCTCTTTATATCTGTACCGCCACTAAAATAAAAATTAGCATTAACTTCTGATCCTTTATACTCATACAACTTATCATCAAGTGATCTAAGTTCAGCAGTAAGATCCATCACATTACTCATGAGTGTAGTGAATCCTAAATCATAAAGTCTTTTCCACCGATCATAGATTATAAACTTTCTTGAATCAAAGAAACCATTAGATGTATTGCCAACCTGATTAATAACTTCAATCGCTGGTTCTGGCCACCTATACTTAATCTGAAGAAGATCTAACATGCCCTCTTCGGTCAAAGTTATCTCATGATCTCTAATAATCTCAGCACCTTCTTGAAGATAATCGTAGTAACTATTCATCGTGTAAACAATTCAGCATGTTCTTCCCAATAAGCTATTGCATCTTCATACCTACATTCATCAACAAGTAAATGCAATCTATCAATGATGTACTCAAGCATCATCTCCTCTTGAGTCTTTCCCATCTGGAAGTCCATTGAAATAATCCTTCTTGTAATAACGTCCTAAGACATTGTTATTATAAAATGCAGGTTCGCCGTTGTCAAGTGCCTCTGTCAGTACGTTATTTAAAAAGAGTTGTCTTGTCTCTTCGTAGTTTACTTTGCCACCTGTCCTGTGGAGACTGAGGATTTCTCGTTTAAAGGCCCATTTGCCCAATCTTTTAACATCGGCTTTAAGTTCGTCAGAACTTCCGTAGTACTTTTTCCAGTCACTCTCAGACGTAATGCGGCGTTTCCCACCTCTAGGCTTTCTACGCTGTGTAAAATATTTGCGTCCGATGTATTGTTTACCGTTCTGAATATTAGTAATCCTGTAGACGTAACCGAAGAAATCGCCAATGTCGTCAGAAGAAAAAGTTGTACCCTTGTATGTCCAGGCATTCTCATATATGCCTTCACCCACGCTGGTCTTTGTGGTGGTGTCCATCCCATAATTTTCATGTCACTACTCCTATTTAGTTCTAATAATTCGACTTCATTTGGGAAGTCATGCATAGGTTCCCTTCTTTAACATGTCCCACACATCATTATAATCTTTCACTTGAAAGGCATATCCAAGATGGTTCTCTGCAATAGCAATTGCTAAGGGATAATCATTACCATGTTCATCCATCCTATCACCAAAGAACCTTAAGTCATCACCTTTCTTAAAGTCTCTTAGTATCTGACTCTTATCTGAACCCTTAGTGGATATATCTATCCCAGTCTCACCACCAACAAAAGCATATAGTTCTGGGAACCTATCATTAAATCTCGTGGCAATATCTACTCTCTCATCTCTATCCTTATCCCATTTAATATACTCTTCCCTTTCTGTCCATGTGCCACCTCTACCTACAATACTAAAATTAACACAGCCAGGTCTCTTTTCTATATGAGTACCAGTTCTTATAGGAAATACACTATAGTCTAGTTCATCCTGTAAGAACCTTCTACATTCATCTGGCAATTCCCAATCTGTTCTATAATATTGTATGTCTCCTTCATAGACATCATTGCCTGCACAATTATATACTCTCTTGCAAGCACAGTATAGGGAAAGTCCTATCTGTTCTATAGTTTTATCTCTATCACTCCCAGTAACAAGATAGACCTCGTTCGTGAGAACGAAGTCATAAAAGTATTGAAGAAAATCTAGGTCGATTTTTTTGCGACTAGGAGTTAGAGTCCCGTCGATGTCAAAAATAAATTTCATAACAAAAGTATATCACATTAATCGTCGGGGTGCAAGAAGTTTACCGATTCATGATCTTTCTTTCTCATTATTTCCTTTGCTTTCGCACCAGCATCTCCACCACTAGCACCAACAGGAAACTTATGTGGAACAGGTTTCTTTTGCCCTCTAAGACTCCTAATCATAGCAGCAACCTTCTTAACCTTACCCTCTGCAATCATATCAGCTTCTGATCTATATCCAGCATCGATAACCCTTACTATACCATCTCCATCCTCATCAGCCTTCTTAAGATCTTGTGCATTTAAAGACTTCCCTGTCTTAATAAGATCTTTAGCAGTTCTGTTCTTAACTTTCTTACCAAGTTTCTTCTCAGAAGTAAGACTTTCCACCATAGGAAGTTCTGGTTCATAGGACTGCATGTTTACAGTCTTATCTTTGTTCACCTGTGTAACACTATGAATGTCCTTTGCAACCTTGACTGCCTTCTTAACACCAGCAGCTGCACCTTTTGCTAGTACTCTAGCAGCTTGAGTTGCTTTGCGATGACGTTTCCTACCCTTAGCAACAAAGTCTTTGAAACTAGGTCTTGATGTCTTCTTCTCAGGTGCCTTCTTCTCAGGTTGTTTGATAACTTCCTTCTTCCTTTCAACTGCCTTCTTCATTGCAGCTGGTTTTGTTGCAGTCTTCTTCTTAGGTTCTGGTTTAGTTGTAGTAGCCTTAGTAATTGGAGTCTTCTTTGCGGCTTTTGTTTTTGCTTTAACTCTATCAGCAGCTTCAGATCTCTCTTTGTTAGGCCCATCATATGCCATTGCACCCTTCTGTGTGCGTGGTGGTTTAGATGCACCCGTAACTCTAGTAAGTTGAGATGGTTTCTTTAACCTTGGTTTCTTCTTAGGAGTCTCTTTATACTCACCAGTTTTATTTGCCTTTCTCTTTGCTTCCTTCTCAGCATCCTTCTGAATAGTGGCCTGAATAGTCTTCTTAGTCCTCACGTTCATCTTACGTGCATTTCTTTCCTCCTCAAGTTCCAATTCTTCTTGAACTTCCTTTGCTTTTTCAGGTTTCTTCTTCTTACCATCTAACTTACTTCCTAAAAGACCACCTGCTACGGCACCTAAAGGACCACCCAAAATTCCACCAGCAATAGCACCACCAGCAGTACCAACAATTTCATCCATCTGCTCCACTTCTTCTTTAACACCACGTTTCGCTTCATGTTCTTTTTGTCTCTCCTTCATTGCATTTAAGCCAGGAGCACCTGTCTGTCCTCTATCTCTCATCCACTTCAAAGTTCTCTTCTGGATCTTCTCACCTTGTCCAGCATTAGCAGCTGTAGAACCTTTCGTTCTTGGTTCACCCAACCTTGGACCAACTGACACTTTACCTTCAGTTACTTCCTCTTCCTTCTCTGCTTCATGATCTTTAGTACATCCCATCTGTCCACATATAGGACACAATGCAGCACCCAAACCTTTCTGTGGTCCTTCGAGTCTTGCTCTGATAATTTCTTCCTTTATTTTTCTTAGAGGAAGTCCTTCATGTTTTGTAGATGCCATTTTCTTTACGTCGGATTTACTTGTGGTGGAAGCAATTTTGGTAACCTCAGACGAGGGGTTTTTGAGATCACCTTTCTGAAACGATCTAACCAATCCAAAGAGCCTTTGTTGTTTGATTGAGACTGATCTTTCATTAAGTTCCACTGGTGTCTCTCATTAAATCGTCTGCACGTTGTCTATCCGCACGACGTTTATCAATAATATCTTTTGGTGTTCTACGAGCACCATACTCACCTGCCTTGGGTGGTTTCTGACCCTTGACTTTTTTCCGTTGACCTTCAGGTTTACCAGTCTCCTTACGGATACTTTTCCTGACTGCCCTCATAACAGGATCTTTAGTACCACCCTTCTGAGTGGGTCTACCCTTTGGCATGTTGAGAGAACCAGATGACTTACCTGTTTCTTTCTCATACCTATTTAACTCACTTAAGAACTCTTGAAAGTCTTTCATTTGCGAGGATCCCTATCTTTTACTTCCTCTCCTGCTCTTCTCCTTGCCTTGTTACCTGTTCCTCTATCAGTTCTTGGTCCATGCCAACCTTTCTGTCCTCTTCCACCTCTTTTTATGTTGAATCCTTTTCCACCAAAATCACCATGACTTCCAGCTGCAGCTTCTTTTGCAGATGCACCTTTCTTTCTGGCAGATTGTCTCATAGTATAATGACCATGAAGTTTATCAGCAGCATCAGATTTAGCTTTACTGTAATTCTTCTGTCTAGCCTTCACTCTTCTCATCGCAACATACATTCTGTCTTCCTTATCAGAAGACTTCTTCGCTGCATCTAAAACTACATCTCCAGCTGATTTACTAGGTTTGTTTAAACTAGTAGTCTCTAGTGGATGTTTCTTGCCAGGATTACGACGATGCCAACCAGACTCCATAAGATCCATGATCTCATCTTCAGTCTTCTCTCCAAGGTTATCTTCTACAATCTGTAAAAGTTCCTCGTCTAACTCATCATAAAATTCGTATGTTTCAAGTGCATCATAAACTGATTGCCTAGAATCCCAAAGATTATTCTCGTTAATAAAAGCATCAAACAACTCTCCTCGTTCCCACCTGTCAAGGTCATATCCCTCATCACATAATGATACAGCCCATGTATCAAACTTGTTTACATAACCCTCACTTAACTCTTCCTTGTACTCTTCGTACCACTTTCTATACCTTCCAACCTCTTCGTACTGAGGATGTCCTTTAATCTTGTCCTCTCCTCCATGCTTCTTAGCAAGAGCAGCCCTCTTCTTTGCATAATCAGGTGACTTTGTATTGTCATACTTAGCACCCTCCTTATATAAAGCACTCGCCTCTTTATGTTTACCCTTGTTGGTAAGATCCTTTATCTTAGAATACTTATCTCTTGCCTTCAACTGTTGTGTAGTTGGCTTACCCTCCTTATAATACTTACCAGTACCAGATTCGGGGGTTGCTTTTTCATATATCTTGGCATACAAGCCAGTAAAGTCAGGTTGAATGTTATTGTCCATTTTAAAAAGAGAGAGTCTTTCCATCATACGTATTTATTATATCAATAAATAGAAGACAGGGACTCTATATAAGGAAGCTTCATGGCTCGTCAGGGAATATTTACTGGATTCACACCTAATGATGGTCTTGGAGACTCTCTTGCATCAGGTGCTGTTAAGGTAAACGCTAATTTTACAGAGATATATAACACCTTCGGTGACGGAACAAACCTCAGTGTCAGTGCAGGTAGTGGAGGTACGTGGACAAAGGCTGCAGAGTCAGGAATTGTAACCAGTAAGAACGTCGGCATCGGCACAACAAATCCCACAGCATCTCTATATGTATCGGGTAATGTTCAACTAACAGGTATTACAACTGGAACATTTGTTGGAGATGGATCAGGACTAACAGGTGTTACTGCCGTTGGTCAAGGTGTAGTCATAAAAGATAGTGGAACACTAATTGGTGTTGCACAAAGTATTAACTTAGATAGAAACCTAGATGTTGTAAGTGCCTTTGGGGGAAATGTAACAGTTTCTGCTGCAGATACAGTTGGATTTGCTTGGACTGCTGGGTTCTCAACATCATCCAACTATGCAATCAGTGCTGGTATTGCTACTGTTGCAACAACTGCTGGATTTGCAAACACAGCAACGTTAGCATACGATGCAAACTTCGCAACTCAGGCAGGAATCGTAACATATGCAGGAGCATCTGGTGTTGCAACCGAATCAGGGTTCACACAATATGCCTTCCTTGCTGGAGTATCTACTTACTCTCCTACTGCTGGAGTATCAACACTAGCTGGATATGCAACCACTGCTGGAATTGCAACCAACGCACAGAACTTAACTGGAACTCCCTCTATTACTATTGACAATATCAATTCTGCAATTGGTATTGTAACCTTCCCTGGCCAAGGAAGTAAAATGCGTTTCGACTTTGATGCAACAGGTGACATGCCTACTGCAACATCGTGGAGAGGTATGTTTGCCTACTCTAACAACCCTGGCAGGGCATACATTTCATGTGGAACCACAATGGGTGGTTACAATGGTTGGAGACAGATACTTCACCAAGACATGTATGGTAACTACCAGACTGTTGGTGTTATAACTGCATCTAAGTTTGCTGGTGATGGTTCAGGATTAACTAACCTACCATCTACTGATAGTATTTGGAGACAAAATGCAACTGGTATCAACACACTAGGTAATGTTGGTATTGGTACTACCACGGCAGACTATAAACTAAAAGTTGTAGGTAACTTTGGTCTATCTGGTCGTTTAGATGGAACTGCAACAGATAACATACTACCTCACCTATGGTCTTCATACTCAGCACTACCTTCAGCATCATCTGTTCACGGACAGTTTGCTCATGTACATGATACAGAGAGTGCTTACTTCGCACATGCTGGTAGTTGGATCAAATTAGCAAGTCACAATCTTGACAGTACAGTTGGAACTGGAACAGAATACTATAGAGTTGGTGTTCTTACTGCGACTGCTCTATATGGAGATGGATCAAACCTAACCAACCTCAGTGTTGCTACTGGTTATGCAAACACTGCTGGTATCGCAACCGTAGCAGAAGGATTAACTGGTAATCCAAATGTAAGTGTCTCACAACTAACCGCTTCAAATATAACAAGTTCTGGAATCATTACTTCAACAGGATTTGTTGGAGATGGATCAGGACTAACAGGTATAACAGCATCAGGTTCAGGAGTAGTCATCAAAGATAGTGGTAGTACAGTTGGTACTGCTGGAACAATTGACTTCGGTACAAACCTATCTGTATCTGCTGCATCTGCTGGTGTAGTCACAGTTACTGCTGCCTCTGGTGTTGTTGATGGTATTAGTACAACAGGAACATCAACCTTCAATGATCTAGTTGCAACTCAACTGAATGTCTCTGGACTATCAACTCTTACTGGTAACATATCAGTAGGTGGTTCAATCTTCGTTCCTGATAATAAGAAATTATTCTTCGGAGCTGGAAACGACCTAACCATCTGGCATGATGGCAATAATTCTCACATCACAGACACAGGAACAGGCGCACTTGTACTTGACTGTGACTCTGGGTTACAGGTGAAGTGGGGTGGAGCAACCAAACTCGAAGCATCTTCTGGTGGACTTATAGTAACAGGTGTTGTTACTGCAACCAAGTTTATCGGTGATGGTTCTGGATTAAGTGGTGTTAGTGCTGCATCTGGCATCATCATCAAAGAAGAAGGAACCGTCGTTGGTTCTGGTGTAACGTTCATCAACTTCGTTGGTTCTGGTGTTACAGCAACTGCTTCTGGTGCTGGTGCAACCATTACAGTCACTGCCACAGGTGGTGGTGGAGGTGGTGTTTCAACCACTGGATTCGGAACATATACTGCATCACCTGGCTCACCAGTTGCAATAGACTCAATTCCAATGGCAAGTTACTCTGGTGGAGAGTACACATTTATGATTGGGTTGGGAACATACAGACAGTCACAAAAAGTACTTGTCATGCATGATGGAACCACAGCGTTCTCTCAAGAGTATGGCATTATGTACTCACCAGAACAACAGGTATCAATTTCTGCTGCAGTTGTAAGTACAAACGTAGTGGTAAGTGTAACTCCTGAATCTGGAATCTCTGGACTTTCCACATACCGATTCGTTAAAACCCTTATACAAAATATTTGATATGTTAAGCACTAAGTATAGACTAGAACTTACTGACATCTGTTGTCGTATGTTGACTACAGATGGAGTTGAAGTCACTCTAGATGAGAGAATCTGGATGAATAAATTATGTGAACACAATCTACATGCTAGAGAGTTGAGAGACTCCCTCATGTGTCCATATAAAGTAGGGTAACAATGATTACAACTGATACAGTAAAACTAGACCGTACAGGTCTTGCTACAGTACCTCCTGGCACTGGCAAGAAAGCATATTCTATTGGATGTTATCAGAAATCAGATTGGGAATTCATTCATACTGAACTAAAAAAGGATGGATCTTTAGAAGATAATATTCCTTCTGGAAGTATCACTGTCACTGATGAGAAACTTCATAGTGATACCAGAGGAACATACATGTTGACTGATGCAGAAGCAGAAGACTTAAAGAAACATGCTAAAGTTAAATTTGTCAACATAGATTACTCTGCATACCCTGGCACATTCCAACCAGACCCAGGCGAAATTCATGCAAGTCCTGTAAGAAATATACCGAGGTTCCAAAAGAGTGTATCAAACTACAGAGCATTTAATACTGCTCCATCTGATGCACAACCACCTACATCTCAGGCTGGTATAGGTTCAACCGATGTAAACAGAAGTGGATATCAACTATTAAGACACTTACAAAAAAATAATCCTTGGGATGCAACTACCAATGGACTATCTGGTTATGATCACCACATATTTGAACAAGACATTTATCAATTAGGAGATGGAACAGGTGTAGATGCAGTCGTTTCTGATGATGGATTCTGGATTGGACATCCAGAATTTGTAGACTGTGGTGCCACAAATCCACCTCTTTGGAAGACAGGCAACGCATTAACATGGAGTGGGATCTCAACTACAGCAGGTACTTGTGGTGTATTAGATGTACTCTTAGATGGGCCATATTATATTGATCCAGACTACTTCAATGCAGATCCAGCTGGAAGACTAACACAACGTTGGGATGGAACTACTGTTCCCACAGATTCGGCTGCAAGGAGTTGGTGGTCTGATTCTAATGCAAGGTCTGTTGGATTCTCTACTATAGGAACCGTAACAGGATTCAGTAACGCATATTCAAGATCAGTATGTTTAGGCGATAACAATAATAAGGCAACCAACGGTACTAATCATGGTACTCAATGTGCTGGACAAGTATTTGGTAAGAACTATGGTTCTGCTTATAATGCCAACAGATGGGTATTAAACTCTATCGGTGGTTCTAATTGTGGTATAAATGACAACGGACAATTCGATATCCTAAAAATATTCCACCTCTATAAACCAAACTATGACCATCGTTCAGAAGGTCAAAGAGGTAGACAAAATTCAGATAAGAACCCAACACTATCCAGTAATAGTTGGGGTTATAGAAGTACAAGTTTCACAAGTGGAACACATTACTGGTATAGACCAGCTGCAATTGATGGTAGTGTAACTGGTATTGGATATACAGCAGGATTCTATGCAGGGGCACACTTCTTTAGATACCTTGGTGGATATGGTGACAGTGGAAGAATGAAAGGAGAGATGGTAGATAACTCTACTAGTGAAAGTGGAAAAGAAATGTCAGATGTTGGTGTTATATTTGTATGTGCTGCTGGTAACAGTAACCAAACCCAATGTGCTCCCGATAGTCCAGAGTTTAATAATTACTGGGCCACTAATGATAGTGAAGCATTAAACTCTGCAACTCACTTAGAGTTTGGACTAACAATGTATAACACCTTCAATAGAAGAGGGTGGCCACAATCATTAGGGAAAACTACTTCTGGTTTATCTACGGCAGGTACAGAGTATTCAGCAATTAATATTGGTGCATTGGATGATCAAATATCATCAGGTGGTTATGTAAATAACACAGACTACAAAGAACGTATAGTTAACTATAGTGATAAAGGTACTGGGATAGATTGTTATGGTGCTGCAGATGATACTCTTACTGCAGACGGTGAAAATACAACACAAACCTTCGTACACCCAGAAACCTATAGTGGATTAGGTCTTACTCCATATGATAAAGACTTTGGCGGTACTAGTTCTGCATGTCCTACCTGTGCTGGATGGATAACAACTAAACTACAATACAATAGAGAATGGACTTGGAGAGATATAAAAAATTGGTTAAAGAATCAATGTGGAATCCAAGACTATGAGAAATTCTATAAAGGCAATGATTGTGTAGGTGCAGACAATCCCGACTGGGATGACGTACACAGTCTTCAAGGTGGTGATGCCGTTGTCATATGGGATGCTCCCACTGGTTCTAATAAGGAACCATCAAGACCACAACTCAAGTTGTCCAATTCAGCTGGCGTCAAGATGAGTGGCTTCGTAATTAAATTTACCTAATAAATACTAAAAAGGGTCTCGGTTAATGGCAGAAAAATCTTTCGGTGTCAAGGATATTAATATGGTTGGAGCCACTGGCGATCCAACACTAGAAAGTCCTGGCAATTTAAAAATCACCGTTGGTACGGGAAAGACCTGCACTATTGAAGGAGGAGTCGTAACAACTAATAGAGTTGTTGGGGATGGTAGTGACCAAACATTTGCAATCAAGTATAAAGTAACTGCAAATGGTTCATCTGCATATAGATTTGCAGGGCCAGGACTAGTTAATACAACAGATAACCCACAACTCTTCCTGCAGAGGGGACAAACATACGTCTTTGATAATACAACTGGGTCTGCACACCCATTTGCCATTAGATATTCAAGTGGTGGTGTAGGATATGGATCAACATATATAAGTGGTTCTCAACAAGGCACACAAGTTTTCACAGTACCATTTGATGCACCATTATTTCTGGTATACCAGTGTACAATGCACTCTGGTATGGTTGGAACCCTCACAATAGTAGCTTGATATGTCACCTTTAGCATTTGGAATTGGTAAGTCTAGAGGGGCTGACTTTGACCCTGCCGTATTTGACTGTAATTACTTACAGTTCTATTGGTGGTGGACTGATGGAAAGGATTTAGATATAAGATGTGAATTTATTAAACCTACAGCACTTGCAGGTCAAACAGTAGGTGCAGAAAAGTTAGACAAGATAACAAACGGTAGTGGATCCATAACATATATGCAATGGGGTAAGGATAATACTACAGATACAGCTGGATACGAAGGCATATACATTGATGTTGCTGCATTAAAACAACTAGGTCTTCAAAATAATGAGATAGAATTAAAGTTCAGTGCAACTTGGTATGCAGAAGTAGGAACAGATCCAGTCTTAATAAAGGCATCTGGATATAAAGGTGGTACTATGACACTAGAATCAGATACACCTAACGTGCCTGGATGGGGATTTGTTAATACAGGATTCGCAAAATCATATACAGACTACAAAGAGTCTCAAGGTACTATCATAACTGCTGCTGGTCATGACAATGGCAACGGTCAAATGGTAGCAAGAGGAACTATCAATTTAAGTACGTATCAATTGCGTTTTTGGCAGACATAGAACACTAGATCTAGGGTATAGGTAAATATAACGTTAAGTTGTATAAATACGGCTGAACTTATGTGGATTCACATGAAAAGAATTATTCCTTTTCTTATGATGGCAGTGGTCGGATCTCTTGGATCGCCTGTTAAGGCAGACCTTGTTCACCGTTTGACAACATCAACTCAGTTATCCGTAGATGCGGCTTATAGTAGTGGAACTAGATTAGGCTCAACCTATACGGTTTCTGGATCTAATATCAAGGTTGATACTTCTAACAGTGGACACTTTGGAGCACTCACAGCTGGTAGTGCTACTGCTGCACCAACACTAGACGTTGGTACTTATGACGTAAATACAGCTGGCTCAGCCTTCAGCTTCTCTGAAAGTTATACTCAAGGAGATGCGATTGCTGCAATTGGAGCTGGTGTTGACGTTACCGCTGGTGTCGTAGCTGACATGCCCGCATACGGTACAAACTTTACCTCATCTGGTGGCGTAGCCGGCTCTTTGGCTGGTACGATTACCTCAGCGGGAGCCATGACGCTAACAGCTGGCGGCGCAGGCACATCTGCTACGGGCCAGTTCGTATCTGAGATAACAGTACGCTAAAAATGAAACGCATACTGACAGCGATTGCGCTGCTTAGTATAGCAGCACCAGTCTCGGCCGTGCCAGTCGTGCCCAATTTCCAGCAGGGCTCAATGACCAGTCATACCGAGACTGAGAGCACGGTTACAGAAACCATAAACTCAATTGATTATAGAACAGGATGGGAATACAGCGTAACGGGGGTAGGTATCAAGAACAACGGTGCCGCATTGAATCCCCCAGTGACTACATCAACAGTGACAGTAACGCCAGGCGGAACATCGGCAGCGGGTGCAAACGGAGCAACCGTAACAGGAACCGTGACAAGTTCATTCGACTCATTAGACTTCTCACAACCCAACAACTTTACAATCGCAGATCCAGACGGGAACTTTCAATTTACCCAGACATATCAAGGGCCAGGCCTTACGAATCAGACAATAATTCAAAGAGTCACATCTATAGAAAGCGTCACCGACACAACAAGCACCTTTACGCAATAAGTACATTAGTACTATCGTTAGTAAGTCCGACGGCCGCATTAGCGGAAGGTGTAGGTGGAGTATCAGCTACAGCTAATCCAATAGCTAACTCCTCTGGCTCGGTAACCAATCAAGCCATACAGGTGCTCCAAGGCCCATACGTAACTAACACCTACGGTGGTGGAGTGTCCTGCCAAGGTACGACTCTTAACATGACACCGTATATTCAGTTTGCAGATTCAAGAAAGGATCCTTGGGAAGATTTTTATAACGAACCACAATATAATACTACAGACCTAACAGGTAGAACAGTACAACAAAGTGTCACTGTTAAGAACTATCCTTGGGAAGAATGGTACGACACAAGAACATATACTAATGCGAGTGGTAATACTGTAAGATGGTTTGACGATGGAGATGATATGACAATCATTCAGGATGTACCTGCTGGAGATGGCGTACCTGATGCAGTACAAGATGGCAACCTCACACCATCATGGTATAAACCTGTAAGAACTGACATGAGGGCGAATCAGAGTTTCAACTTAGGACTCTCTGCTACGCTTTCAATACCACTCAACAGGGGTATGCAACGTAAGTGTGCCGCTGCAGCACAAGCACAGATAAACATGCAGAATCAATTGACATCTAACAAAAGGTTAGACTTTGAGATTGCACGACTTAAGAACTGTGGAGAACTTAAAAAGGCTGGCATATTCTTCCACCCTGCTTCACCATATGCATCCATATGTGCTGATGTTATAGTTACTAATCCAGGCGGTAAGATAACTCCTCACTCACACACGTTACCTCAACCTGACTTTAAGGATCCTTCTTCTGATTCTTCTTCTGATCCTTCTTCTCAGACTTCAACTTCTCTTTCTCAGCTTTCTTCTCCGCCTTCATCTTCTTCTGATGCTCCTTCGCAAAATTTATCCCAAGAAGACCCTTCTTCACACGATACTCATTCGTCTTCAGCTCCTTCTGAGTCGGACGATAAGGGGTTTTTCCGAGGATGGCGTTTACCTTGGTCATCACCTGCTTTATCGCCGGCTTCACAACTCGAAGAAGAAGATCAGCCAGCGGCTTTGCTAGGAGGGCCGATGACGCTGCAACACTCGCAATCACAGCCGTCGTCGTCGCAACCTGTGGACTAGGCAAGTACTGTTCTACTACTCCTATGTCCTCATAGAGTACTACACATATTTTTTTATTAAGGTTATTTGGATCGGGTTGTAACTCGAATCCAGATACCTTTTCTTTTTCATTAGGTCCTACAGATCCTAACCGTGGTTGTAGAGGGCCAGGACATTCGGGATCACCCTCTGGTTCATCTGAAGGAGGTGGTTCTTCCGCTCCTGCACCACTTTCACCTCCACCACCATCATCATCATTTCTTCTTTCCTCTTCCTCTTCTTCTGGTTCACCATAGACAGTCTGCCATGACAATTCATTCTGTTTATAATTAGGTGGTTCATAGTATGGCATCCCTGCGTCACATAGAGCAACGTTCTGTTTGGGATCATCATTTACTAATTGATTATTCCTATTCGTAGGATTCTTTGCGTTCTCTTTATTAACTACAACACACCCTGGCATATCAACAATAGGAGTACCTGCCTTGACAGTAACAGGAGGTTCCATTGGCAATGCTTGAGGTGGATTTACTTCCCAGATACGTCTATCAGGAATTTCCTCTAGTACTATCGTATTCGGATTGTATATTCTTTTCGTTCCAATAAAACGAATCCCCGTACCATTAACCTGAATGTTAGGTACAGGGTTATTAATAACAGGGATGTCACGAATGGGATCCATTACTTCTTCTTAATCCATTCAGGTGGTTTCTCACCTTCTAAATTAGAATAGTCTTGACCCAACCAATTAGATCTCTCCATTGCAGGATGAAGTATATTTACAAAGTAATCTCTGTGTTCTTGGGCCTGTTTGGCAGTCTTTGCCATACCAAAGTCAGTTGCCTCTATTAGTCCTAGACCTGCAACCGCAGCAGCAATCACAGCAGCGGCACCAGCAACCCACTTCTCCAACTTACGGATCCTTCCTTTCAATCTCTCATTCTCTTCACCCATGAGACGTTTATTATCTTCCTCAAGATCGTCAACCTTTGTCTCTAGAGACTTGATCCGTTCATTCTGTTCTCGTTGAAGAGCATGATAATCGTTATCCATTATTTTTTAGATGTTGCTAAGTATAACTTATAGAAAAGTGCTGCTGCAACTACAACTCCAACAACAACACCTGCATCACGCAAGTTATTATTAGTCTCTGGTGCTGGTAAAACAGGTGCTGCCTCGATTGTTTCCGTCAATGTTTGAGGTGCTTGTTCTAGATCATTCATTTGTTTGTCCTGTTAGGTTGTACTATATCACGGTAATTACCGTTAGGGTTTGGGCCAAGATTGGTTACTGGGCCTGAGTTCTTAGGCCATGCTTCTTTAAATGCAGCACGAACCTCCTCCCGAACTATCATCTGTAGTTCAGTGACTTCTGCGTCTCTTCTTTTTTGGGGACCATCATTCATATTGTCGAGGACTTGTCCTCCACCTACGATTGTGCCCGTTCCTACTACTGCGGCTGCTGTAATACCAGTAACCGTATCTCTTACGTCCATTAGTTCCAGTGTCTCCTCGTGTCAGCAATATTACGAAAGATATGTTCTGCGTTGTTCCCATGTCTGTCCACTAGTGGATCCTTTACATGGGTTAATGCACCTACTAGAATTTATATCATTACAAACTAGTCCTGCAAGATCATGTGGACAACCCTCTTTGCCATTAGACCAGTAGAGTTGTCCTTCAAACCATCTTGCATCACACTTTGGACAAACCTTATTGAGGGAGTCCAAATCCAGTAGGAGCTTCAGGTGCTGCAGCTTGATCAGCAGGAGGTGCAAGATCAGGGGCGCCTACAGGAAGTGAATCACCACCTATAGATGGAGCACTAAGTCCACCAAGGACTGCTTCCATAGCCTGTTCTTTAATGTTGTCAATGATTGCATCCTTGTTTACAAAGACGTATGTACCAGCACCAACAATACCAGCGAGTCCAACAGCAGAAACTGATGCTAGAACATTGGCGATACTATTAAAACTTGGGATTTTCATAATTTTATACCGTAGGTTGATTTGGTGGCTCTTTCTTTTCAGGAGCCAATGTAGCAGGGATGTCAGCAGCAATGATCTTCAGTGGCATCTGTTCAATTCTAATTGTTTGAACTGTTCCACCAGATACACCACCATTAGCGGCAGCCTTAGCTTTAGCATCCATCTTCATAGTACCGTCACCTTTCTTACTAGCAGTTTGAATGCCAAAGCTCGCTAGCACGCCTGTAAAAACTGACGCTATAAATGTCGGATCTATTTTCTGTTGTGGTACGCCAGGTATGGCTACGTAATTTAAAGTCAAAATTCCGCCGGACCAAACCAACACGCCCATGCGTACAAATGTACTAATGATAGCAGCTTGCTCTTCTTGATCAGGAAGTAAGTTTTCCTTTAGTCTTCCAAGAGGACCTTTCTTTTTCTCAGGTTTCTTTTCTTCCGTTACTTCTTCGGGCATAGTGTTCCACTTGAGGCATCACTATTTAGTAATTCAATTACTGTCCGCCACGAGGATACATTATTCCCTGTCTAGGCCTCTTATCATCATTATAACTCTCTGTCTTCCTATCTAATTCATTAAAGTTACCAAAATTATTAGACCTAGCAACAGTCATAGTACCATTAGAGGTAGTATAGTTAGACGCTGTAGTAAGTCCTACTGTATCTACTCCATCCATCACTACATTATCCGATACAGCAGTAGTTAATTTTGCAATAGTAAAGTTAGCCATTAAACCTTCCTCGCACAGAATAGTATTCCACGAGTTCTTGTAGTCTGATTATAACTACCAGTAATCACTGTCCAAACTTCACTACCACTTATAGTAATAGTATCTCCTTGTTGTATGTTGGTAGAAGGAGAAGCATAATCAAAGTCAATCATTGCAAAGTCATCAGGCATATTATATGGTGAAGGAACCATCAAAGTATTCAATGGAATACCTTTAA